TCGAACGTCGTGAAGTGACGCTCACGACAAGAGTTTAACAGATGATGGATGGCGAGGGGGGGCGGGGGGAGGCGAGGGGTGGCAAAGTAAGGTTAAGTAATTGACGGGGCGGGGGTTGGGGGGGGGCGCGGGCGGCGATTTTCAGCGGGGCCAAAACAGGCGATAAATGGCAAAAGTGGCTGCGAGTTCGCTTGGAAGTCATTGATTCCTCGTCTCGGCGGCGCCGAATCCAAGCGAACTCCAAGCGAACTCAAAACGTTTTAGATAAACCCTTTAGATACTGTTGGTTCCAAGCGAACTTGCACTATCATGCAGCAAACCCGCTCGCGCTGGAGTTCGCTTGGATTTCCGGCGAAAAACTCAAAACTGCCTATCTGGTGACCGACCAAACTATCATTAATAACATGCCGACGACGATGATGAGGCCGGCGATCACTGCGATCCGATCCGCGCGCTCCGCTGCAACTTGCGATAGGGGGCTACCGGACGGCTCCTCGACCCGCTGCTCGGCGAGTGATTGAGGGACGGACGGGCCTGACGACTGAACCAGGGCGCCAGCCCGGAGCAGGTCGCGGATCTCGACCAAGCGGCGGCGGATGGAAAGAAGGATGAATGGGACGGCGAGATAGAGAATCCCGACGATATAGAGCAAGGGATTATCGGGCATTTTTACCTCCGTTTGTTTGCGCGGACCTGGCGGGCGAAGGTCTCCAGGACCGCCCGGACCGCCCGGATAGGCTCATCCTGGCCGCTGGCCAGAACCGCATCGAGTAGGTCGTGTAGATGGGCGGTCCGGGTGTCGGGCCGACCGACAATGGGCAGGCCAGGAGCGATTTCCTCGCGCTCAGCCAGAAAATCGTCGCACAGGTCGCCGAGGCCGCCCTCTTGGGCAAGTTGCACGATAGCCTTCTGCGCCGGCGGTGAGATTTCCCTACCAGCCTCATATCCCTGAACGGAAGCGAGCGACCGACCGATCTTCCGTCCGAATTCCACCTGGCTGAGCCCCAGAGCGTCCCGAATTTTTTTTACCTTTCGGTTCATTTTTCTCTTGACATGCCTTAAGCATAAGCCTTAAGCTTCAGGCCGTGGGGACAATTCACCTATCTGATCTTAGCCTGGATCTGGCAACACGCCTCGTTTTTCTCCGGCATCACCGAGGTTTTCTGACGCGCATCGCGCGGCGGGTTGGGGTGACGCCGCAGTCGGTGAGCCGGGTGTACCACGGGCTGGGGGGCAGCCGCCGGATCAAGGCTGCGATCGAAAGCGAAGCCCGCAGCCTCACGGCCCGCAGAAAATAATCGCCCCATGGGGACGGGGATGGCAAGGTCAAAGCCGCAAAATAATTTGACTCCGATGTTGCCCTTCGATGGGCCGGCAACGGAATCGCTGCGCGACGCCATCCAGGAAGCGCTGCGCCGGGCAATCCGGGGCAGCAGAAAATCAGTAGAACAGATCGCGGATGAAATGTCCTTCCGGCTGGCTCAGCCGATCTCCCACCACATGCTAAATGGTTGTGCGGCGCCGAGCCACGGCACGCACCGTTTCCCATGCGAATGGGTAGCCGCCTTCTGCCGGGCGACGGGCGATAGCAGCGTGGTGCGGGTGCAGGCCGAGGCACTGGGACTGCGCATCGCGGATGCTGATCTCGTTTCATTCGCCGAGCACAAAATCCGCGCGGAAATCCACCAGGGCGAAGCTGATGTGGCCCGCACGCGCGCGCTGCGCAAGGGATTGACCGGATGAGAGAGAAACTGCTGACGAAGGATGAAGTGGCCCGGGTCACCGGCTGGTCGATGCGGTGGATCGAGAAGCGCCTCAAATCCGTCCCCGGTGCGAAGGGCCGCAACGGGCGCGCGCAGCCGATGTACCAACTCTCCACACTGCCCGAGAAACCGCGCCAGAAATGGCTGGCGACGCATGGTTGGGGCAAGCTCGATGGAGGCAACCCCACGATCATGCGCGAGGTGCTGGTGGGCGAGGATGAGGTACGGCGGCTGCTGGGAGAGGGAACCGCTCCCTCCCGCGCGGAGCAGACTACGCATCGCGCTCCGGTCGCGGCTCTGTCGGACCAGCTCCCGCTGGCGCTGCCGGCGCCTCTGGCCAGCTCGCTCAGCCCGGAGGACCGCGCCGTCGCCGACCGTCGCTACGCCATCATCGAGCCGCTAGTGGCCCCCGAGCGGCATCAGGCGCTATGGCGGCAGTTCGCCGGAAAAGGTGCGCTGGTCGCCTTCCTGGCCGCCCAGCACAAGACCCCGGCGCGCACGCTGTACCGCTGGATCCAACAGTGGCAGGAGCGAAACCTGGCCGGCCTGGCCAACCGCGATCGCAACGATAAAGGCCGCGCTCGAGTGCTCACGCCGGCGGCGCAGCACTATATCGCCGCGGCATTGCTGCCGGCGCCGGCGGATCCTCGCAACGGCAAACCCGGCCGCGGCGAAATGACCGTCCGCGAGGTCTACCGCTGCTACGAGGAAGAACGGGCCTGGCGCGCCGGTCACCCCGATTCCGCCGAGCCGCTGCCCCAGGCTTCCTACGAGACATTCCGCCTGTGGGCCGCCAAAATCCCGGCAGTAATAAAGGATGTGGCGGCGCGCGGCGACCAGGATTATTTCAACCGCCAGGCCCTGGTCACCCAGCGGGACCTGGCCGCGCTCGATCCCCTGGAATACATCGTGATGGACCATCGCCTGGCGGATTTTTTCTGCATGACCCGCGATCCGGCGAAACCCTGGCGCCTGCTCCGGCCCTGGCTGACGGCGGCCATCGACATGCGGACCCGGCGATGGCTGGCCTGGATCGTCTGCCTGGTGCCATCGAGCGACAGCATCGCCGCCTGCATCAAGCGCGCCATCCTCGATCACGGCCTGCTCTACCGCGACGGCCGCTGTGTGACGACGTTCTACTGGGATAACGGCAAGGACTTCAGATGCGAATACCTGGAGGGAAATCAATCCGCGGATTCCGCTGATTCTCGCGGATCAAAAATCGATGGCCTGCCCCTGGCCATGCGCGGTGTGATGGATTCACTCGGCGCGCGCGTAAAGCACGCCCTGCCGTTCCGGCCGCACAGCAAGATCATCGAGCCGAATTTCCTGCGCCTCTCGAATTTCGACCGCACCCTGCCCTGGTGGTGCGGGCACAAGCCCCAGGCCCGCCCGGAGCGATTCACGCGCATGGTCCACGAGCACGAACTATGGATGAAGGGCAAGCGGGAACACCCGGCATTCATTGATGATCGCGGTGCACCATTCACCATCGAGTACGCCGCCTGGCTCTACGACGAGGCGCTGACCACGCTGAACCAGCGCCCGCTGGAAGGCCGCGGAATGGAGAAAGCCGTGCCACAGGGCCGGGCCTGGCTCAGTCCCGATGAATGCTGGGTGCAACTCGTCCAGGGCATCGATCGGCGCAGCGCGGATCCCGCCGTACTCCAATTCGCCTTCCACCGGCGCCGCCTGCTCACCGTGCGCCAGGGCGAGATTCGGCCCATGTTCGCCGGCCGGCAATATCACTACCGATTCCGCGGCGACAGCCAGAGCTTGATGCTCTACAACGACCGCCAGGTGGAATTCGCCTATGACGAGCACGATCTCGGCACCGGCGCGATCTACGCCGAAGGCCGGTTTCTCGGCCTCTGCGACTCAGTCGAGCTTTCGCGGATGGGCGAGGAATCGTTCGTGCAGGATGAGCGCGATCGGCGCTCGGCGCTGAAAACCATCAGGGATTTCATCGCCGCGATTCAGACCGGGGAAGTAGCCCCGGTCGAGGAGCGAGCGCGGCGGCGGGAGGCGGCGCGGGCGGCATTGCCGGAAGGCGGAAGGCGGAAGGCGGAAGGCGGAATGCAACTTCCGGAGGCGATCCAGCAGGCGGCGGCGGCCGCGGATGCGAATTTCAGTTTCTCCCGCGCGTCCTCAATCGCGCTCACGTCGGAGAACACCGGGCCGGCGGTGGAACTGGCGATTCCACCGCCGGCTCTCGGTGCCGATGAGGATGACGGGGAGTTTCGGTTTTTCCAGGGGTAGGGCCGTAGCCGCTGGCCGCAATGGCAATCATGCAGAGCACAAGCGAGGCAACCCGGAAAGCCAGCGCCGAGGCGCTGCGCAGGCGGATCATCGACTTGCTTGCGGCGCGGCCGGACCTGAGCCTGCGCGGCCTGGCCCAGGCCATGGCCAATATCAGCGCGAAAACCTTCACCTGCTGGTACTACGGCACCAACGCCGATACGGCGGAAACGCTCACGGAAGTGGAGCGGGTCGTGCGCCTGGTCGAGAGCGGCCAGCTCCTCCGCCCCGGCGGCGATGCCCTCACGGAAGCGGATTACGCGGCAAGGCCGCGGCGAGTGCGGAGTGCGGAATGCGGAGTGCGGAATTTCTACGAATTGGCGACCCCGCGCGCCATCTGGGACGTGCTCGATTACGCACTCGAGCACGAATCCATCGGCATGATCGTTGCCAACTACGGTGTGGGCAAAACCGAGGCGGTCACCCGCTGGCTTGCGAAGCACCGCGATGAGGCCGTGTCCATCGAAGTGATCTCCCTGATGGGCGGGCACCGGCTCGAGTTCCTCCGCGCCATTGCCGGCGAGCTGGGCCTCGAGACCGGCGGCACATCCATGGCCCTGTTCCGCCGCATTGTCGCCGACCTGCGCGCCACGCCCAGACTCATCATCCTGGACCAAGCCGAATCGCTTACTCCGCGCGTGTTTGGGCTGGTCCGGGAGCTATGGGACGCGGTGCGCCTGGCCGGGGCGAATTTCGCGGTGCTGGCCGCGCCGGATCTCTGGTTGCGCATGCACGGCTCGCGTTCACAGCAGCTCGGCGCCATCCGCTCGCGCATCTGGCCCACGGCGGTCCTCTCCGGATTCACGCGCGATGAGATGGCCTACGTCGTGAAGCAGGAAGGGATCACGGAGGTGGCCGACGAGGCTTTCGTGACCTGGTACAAGGCCGTGGGCGGGTCGATGCGCACGTTGCTGGCCTCGATCGATCTGATCCGCTCGAAGCATGCGGGCCGGAAGATCACGGAAAAGACCATTGCCGATCTGGCGGGGTTTTTGTGGGGCATGAAGGGCCGGTAGGCAGAAGGCAGAAGGCAGTAGGCAGAAGGCGAAAAGCTGAAAGCTGATAGCTGATAGCTGACAGCTTTCAGCTAAGCGGGGTGCGCATGAAACGCTTGCTGATCGAATTTCGGTGCGTGGATTGCGGGGCGTGCTTCCGCACGCTGGAGCGCCTGGCCGACGGCCAGGTGGAGGCGGAGACGGCGTGCGTCAACTGCCATCGGCCGCTGAAAGCCGAGGCCCCAGGTGCCGGGCCCCAGGCCCCGGGTCAATTGGAGTTTCCGGAGGCAGCATGATGTTGACCGTACTGATCGTGATTGTTCTGGCGGTGGGGGTGGCCATCGCCAGCGTACTGATCGAAGACCGCATCTACGGGAGGAGCGACGAATGAGCGACGGATTATCACTACTCGCGTTTGCTGGTGGAGCCGCCATCACGGTACTGAGCCTGATTGGCCTGGGCGTGATGATCGATGCCAGCCTCGACTGGGTCAAGAAACATGGGTTCACGAAAGGGAAAACGGAGGCGATTGAATGATCACACCACGAAATAGGGAGGCGGCCGATCAACTGTTGCGCCGCCTGGGCGAGATCGAGATCCGGATGGCGCGGATCGAGGCGGCGATGAATACGCGTATACAGGCGGCGAAAGATGCCGCCACTGAGGATGCCGGCAAGATGCCCATCGAGCGCGCCACGATCGAGGAAGCGCTACAAGCGTTTTTCCTCGAGGAACGCAAAACGCTGGGCCCCAAGGCGCGCTCGCTGAAATTGACCTTCGGCGCCATCGGGCTACGCGCGCGCCGGGCCGTCGAGTTCATTCGCGGCTGGACCGAGGCCACCGCCATCATCGCCCTGGGGGCCGAAGGGCATGGCGAATTCGTCCGCCAGAGGCTCACGCTCCATAAAGAGGCGGTCCTGGACGCCGCCGAGGAATGCGAGGAAATGTTCGACCGCTGCGGGATCCGTGTCGAGCGCGGCGAGACGTTTTACGCCAAGCCCGATTTGGATGCCCTCGGCGACCTGGCGGAAAAAACTTAGCCGCAGATTGCGCAGATTACACCGATGGAAGACGAGAAATACAAACCCGGATGGTTCGAGCGCGAATGCCCCAACTTGGTCCGCCAGATCGAGGAGGCCTCCGGCCTGCTGACGAAGGCTGGAGGTCCGCCGAGCGAGGGACATGGCGCGCAAGCCTTCAGCCGCATTGACATCTGCGTCGGCTGCCGGCGTGCTGTGGCCCTGCCGACTGCTCACGAATATGCCTGGGCATTGTGTACCGACTGCGGCCGGAGCCTGTCATCGCAGGCCCGCGCCATCGTGCTCGCCGTTGGGCATGCGGCATACATGGCCGGGTGCAGCTCCGCGCAAATCACCGTGGCCCTGGGGAATCGCCGCATCTGCGACCTGGCCCGCAGCCGCGCCACCTGGCGCGCCAGCGCCTACCTGATCGCGGTGGCGGGCGTCGCCGTCGCCCTCGCCATCCTGACGCTTTGGAGGCTCTCGTGATTGCGACAACCTCCAGCCTCCAGCCTCCAGCCTCCGGCCTGCTTGTCTTCGGCGGCTGCCAGATGGATCCCGCCTGCGTCGGCAGCGGTGAGAAAGCCATCATCTGGGGCGGGCGCAGGCGCTGGGTCTGTCTGCACCACGCCAGCTTTGTGGCGCGCCCTCGTGATTCTGCATTCCGCACTCCGCACTCCGCACTCGAGCGTCACACGGTCCTGCGGTTCCAGCCCCTTGTCCGCCGTCCGGCGCCTCCGCCGCGCGAGCCGCTCGCTCCGCAGCCGCCCGACCCGCCGCGCTTCTGCTCGCGCTGCAACAGACCCATTAGGAGCCGCGGCAACCTGAGCGGCATCTGCACCCCCTGCCAGCGTCGTGCCAACGGCCAATGCCGCCCATTCGTGCAGCCCCGAGAATGCCGTGCCTGCGGGGAAACATGCGAGCGCGGCAATCGCCCGCTATGCAGCGATTGCAGCGGACGCTACGAGCGGGAGCAGCGCTGGCGCATCCGCCGCGGCTGGGAGCGCATCCCGCGCCGCATCTGGATCCGCAGGCAGAGAGCGGAAGGCGGAAGCCCGAATGCGGGCAAGCAGAAGGCGGAAGGCGGAAGGCAGCAAGCCCTAGCCCCTAGCCCCTAGCTTATGAACTACCCCAACCCCAATCCGGACCTGCTCACCGCCGACCAGAGCGCGGTATGGGATGAGCTGATCTGGCGGCGCGGACAGCGCTACGCCATCACCGGCGCGGAGCTCCAGCGGCGCACCCGGTTGAGGGACTACCAGGTGAAAGCGGCGGTTCGTGGGCTGCGTCTGCAACACAAGATCCCCATCGGCGCCTCGCGCGGGAAACTGAACGGCTATTACCTGATCGACACGCCCGCCGAAATGGCCGCCACCATTCGCGTCCTGCGTCGCCAGGCCCTAAGCGAACTGGCCCTGATCTGCGCCCTGGCCGGACATGAGTGGACGCGCTACCGGGAGATGCTCGGCCAACTCGGATTTGAGTTCGGAGACTTGGCACCTGGGACCTGAGATTTGAGGCACGAAAATATGACCTTGAAAATCAGTCCCGACCTGGCGCTGCCGCTCGATGCGGTTACCCAGAAGTTCGCCTTCCTCGGGCGCACTGGGTCCGGAAAAACGTATGCCGCCAGCAAACTTGCCGAGGAAATGCTGCTGGCCAAGGCCCAGGTAGTGATCCTGGACGCCGTGGGCGTGTGGTACGGAATCCGGCTGGCCGCGGACGGCAAGGCCCCCGGCTTGGCTGTTCCGGTTTTCGGCGGCCTGCATGGCGACGTGCCGCTGGAATCCAGGGGCGGCGAGTTGATGGCGGATCTGATCGTGGACCGCGGGCTCTCGATGGTCCTGGACATCAGCCAATTCGAGCACGATTCCGACAAAGCCCGCTTCGGAATGGATTGGGCCAGCCGCTTCTATTTCCGCAAGAAGGCCGCGCCATCGGCGGTCCACGTCTTCATCGAAGAATGCCAGGAACTGATCCCGCAGAACCCGCAGAAAGGCGAGGAGCACATGCTGCACGCCTTTCAGCGCATGGAAAAACTCGGCCGCAACTTCGGTATCGGCGTTTCTCTGATCTCGCAGCGCCCCCAAGAGGTCAATAAGAAGGCCCTGAACCAAACGGAATGCCTCTTCGCCTTTCAGATGACCGGCCCCCACGAGCGCAAGGCCATCGAATCCTGGATCGAGGAAAAAGGGTTGGACCTGGACGTTGCCGGGTTCCTTCCTAAACTCGCGGTCGGCCAGGCGCACGTCTGGAGTCCGCAGTGGTTGCAGATTTCCAAAACCATCAACATCGGCAAGAAGGACACCTTCAACGCTTCCAGCACCCCGCAGGTCGGCACAGCGGCGGTAGCGCGGGAACTGGCGCCGATTGATCTGGACCGCATCCGAAAAGAGATGGCGGCCACCATCGAGCGCGCCAAGGCCGAAGATCCCAAGGAACTCCGCCGGCAAATCGCGGAATTGAAGCGCGCCGCGGCCATCGCGCCGAAAGCCGCGCCAGCCGCCGATCCCGAGGCGGTCAAGAAGGCTTGGCACGAGGGACATGAGAAAGCGGCCCACGAATCGGCCGAAGCGAATCGGAAATTGCTGCGCGAACTGGAGCGGAGACTGTCGGGGTTGCGAGAGCAGGCCAGAACCATGATGGGTTGGATCGAGGCGATGCAGCCGCTGATCGGCGCCATCCCAACGGCGCCCGCCTCAACACCATCCCGGCCTCCGGCTCCGGCGCAGGTCCCAGGTCCCAGGTCCAAGGTCAGTTTTCCCTCAGGTCGCAGGTCCCCGGTCCCACATCCCCCTATCAATGACGGCCAGTTAACCGGCCCGGAGCATCGCATTCTCGACGCTATCGCTTGGATGGAGACCATCGGCGTTGATCAGCCCGAGCGGACCGCCGTGGCCTTTCTGGCCGGCTACACCTTCGGCGGCGGAGCATTCAATAATCCGTGTGGCGCGCTCCGAACCAAGGGCTTGATCGAATACGTCGGGTCGAACTTTATGCGCTTGACTCCCGAGGGACGCGGGTGTGCGGCTGAGCCCGAAACGCCGCTCACCACGGCGGCATTGCACCAAGCCATCATCGACAGGTTGCCCGGCCCTGAAAGCAAGATCCTCCGCGTGATCCTGAATCACTACCCCGACAGCATCTCGAACGACGATTGCGCGGGAGAGGCCAGATACGCTCCAGACGGCGGGGCCTACAACAACCCGCGCGGGCGGCTGCGCTCGCTCGGCCTGATCGAGTACCTGGGCGGCGGCATGATTCGGGCCAGGGACATTCTCTTTCTGGAGTAATGGGACACAGATGAAAGGCTGCGCTGAAGATGCCCAACAAAAAACGTCTGGCGTGGTTTGATCGCCCGGACCGCGAACATCCCATAGCGATCCGCGAATCGGCTTGCATCCATTATGTCATCATCGAACATGCGCTCGAATTGCTGGCCGATCTCACGGAAGCCGTCAACGTGGCCTGGTTGCAATGCTTAGAAGTCCGGCAATCCGCGAACTCCGCGGAATCCACGGCTGGAGGCCCCGATGCCTGAACTCGTCACTCATCACTCATCACTCATCACTCGGCGCCTTTTACGGCACTTCATGGCCGCCTGGCGCGAATACTGTCCGGTCAGCGGCGCCGCCAAATCCCGCGCCGAGCGACTGGCGTGGATGGCCCTGAAAATCGGCCGTCCAGTAAGTTCCGCCAATGATTGTAGCGACGCGGAGTTAGTCTTCTGCATTAAGGAAATTGCCCGCGGCGACCGCGCCGGCACCCCCAGCGACGCGCAGCTCTGGAAAATCCGCCAGCTCGAAAAGTGGCTGGGATGGGCCGACAACCGCGCGCGCCTGGCCGGTCTGCTGCGGAAACTTTTTCGCGTGGAGTACCCCACCGCCCTCAGCCGGCAACAGTGCTGGCGCGCCATCGAGGCCCTGATGAACATTGGCGCGCGTAAAGCCGGGAAAAGCAAGACCGAGATCCGGGAGGAATTGAAAACATGGCGGCCGACCGAGACGTTGGACGGGGTGCCGTTTTAGCCGCAGATTGCGCAGATGAACACAGATAAACATCGATCGGAGGCGGTGCGGTGCCCGCGATGCGGCATGGTCCAATATCCGACCGTGGCCAACCGCTGCCGACGATGCTGGTACAACGGGGCGACCATACGGCTGGTCACCGCGCCTGCGCTCGCCATCCCCATCTGCGGGTCCCAGCCGGCGATATCCCCGCCGGTTATGGGAGAGGCCGTGGATTTCGCCGAGGCCCTGCGGTACTGGCGCCAGATTGCCGGCCTCACCCGCGTCCAGTTGGGCAGCCGCATGGGCAGCCGTTTCCGCCGGAGCCACCTCTATAGGTGGGAGCTACATGAGATCGTGCCGCAATGCGTTGGCATCCCGCGCGTGGCGCACGCCCTCGGGATTCCTTCGGCCTGGTTGGTGGTTCCCTGGCCCACGGATGAGACATCGCGCGCTATCCTGCGCGACGCAAGCACCCTGTCCGCCGCGGCCCGTCAAGCGTTGCTCGAGCGGGTGCGGGCCATGGTGATCGGCGCGGAATTGCGCCGCCCGGCGTAGAAACCTGAGAGCTTTTATGAAATCACGACGAGGACCGTTGGCGGAATGGGAGCGGCTCAGCCGAGTCGCCCGGCTCCTGAAAATCGAACCGCGCACCCTGCGCAACTGGGTCCGCCGCGGACTGGTGCCCAGCCGGCAGGCGGAGGCTCGTGCCACGATCCACGTCCATGCCCCCAGCGCGCGCCAGGTTGCGGAGGCGATTCCCTGCCTCTCCTGCCCGTTTCGAGAAAAACGGGGAAAGCTTTCCGCGTTTTCCGCGATTTGACATCAAACATTCCCGCGTGAAATTGTCGAGGCTGAACCGCATCCCCGTGACGAGCCCGGCGGCTGCATCCGAGGGCAGCCGCCGGGCACTTACAGATGAGTGAACAGGACCAGTCGCCGATGAAGGCGCCCACGGGCCGGGCTACCGGCCCTCAGCCGGGGGCGGAGCAATCCGCTCCCGGTCTTCTTCCCTCCAGGCTCCAGCCTCCAGCCTCCGGCCTCATCGTGATCGATGCCGGCCATGGCAAGCTCGATGCCGGGCGCTTCGATCCCGGTGCCGTGCGCTGGTCGCGCGACACCAGGGGCCGCAAGCAGGTCGAAGCCACCGAGGCGGAAATCGCTTTGCAGTACGCCTATGCACTGGATTCCGCGTTGAGCCAGCGCGGGTTCCGGACGCAACTCACGCGCACCGACCAGAGCAAACCCTGCCGCCTGCTCGAGCGCGCGCGCATCGCCAAGCGCGCCAAAGCTGATCTGCTGATTTCGCTGCACTGCAACGCGGCACCGGAAGAAGTCCAAAGTCCAAAGTCCCATCCCGCAGTGCGGGATGGGATGCCGCACCGCGGCATCCCAGCTCCCAGGTCTCAGGTCACGAAGTTCTATGGCGCACCAAGCGCAGCGCGGCGATTGCCCGCGCCGTTTCCGATGCGCTCAAGCCTATCATCCCGCCGCACGGCGCCGGCGTGGTCGAGCGCCCCCGCCTGGCCGTGCTCGCTTTCGATCCTTCCATACTCATCGAGTTGGGATTCATAGATTCCTCGGTGGATTACCCGTCACTCATTGACACGAAAATCAAGCTGGAGATTTGCGAAGCGATCGCTGCGACCATCGGAAAACATTTCACCGCAGAGGGCGCGGAGGGCGCGGAGAAAACCGGAGAGGAAAATATATGAGAGGCTGGCTGAAGAATTACGCGACTACCATCGCCGGTGTCGGCGTGCTGATGAAAGTGCTCGGCGGGCTGCTCTGCGTCGGCATTGGCTACGATCCCGCCGGAGGCTGGCAGGCGCCCGGAAGCATCGCCGGCTACCTGGCGGCCAACGTGCACTTCATCCTGATCGGTGCGGGACTGATCGTGGCCGCCGATGCCGCGCGCTTCGCCAAATTCGAGGAGTTCATTCGCGGGGTGCTGCCGAAGGCCAAGCTGCCGCTGGTTTTGCTCTGCCTCTTGTGCGCCTCCGCGGTGAGCGCACGCGCCCAGATGGCGGCAAGCCCGTCGATGGTCGGCGCCGGCGCCAGCTTCAACCAGCAGGTCCGCCCGCCGGTCACCGGCCTGGCCTGGGGCCTGCTCGACCTCACTCCCAATAACTACAACATCTGGCTCATGGATATCACCAGCAAAAACTTCCGGCCGTTTGTCGTGGACGCCTCGGTCTCCACCGGGATCGCGCGAGACCTCCACCAGTTCGGCGGCACGCATATTCTGGGCCTGGTGGCCGTTGGGGCTTCGGCTTCTGGCACCAACCTAGGCTGGACTTGGACCGGCGGAGCCATGGCGCCCATCCCTCTGAAGCCCGGAAGCAAGTGGTCGATCGTGCCCCTGGTGCGCATATACAAATCGAGCCTGGGCGACTACCAGCCGATGCTGAGCGTGACCCTCGGCTTGAAGCTCTAGGTATGTTCGACTTCACCAACATCACGAAGCCGATCAGCACGCTGATCACCGATCACTACCTGGACAGGTACGCGCGGCTGCTCATCGCCCTGGCTGTCACGGCCTTCTGCGTTTATGCCGGCACGCTGGGCTTGGCCGGCAATGCCCTTTATTACGCCGGGGTGCATGACCTGGCCGCGAACAATTTCCTCGCTCATGGGCAGGCCCTGGCGGCCATGGCCGGCGCTACCTACGCCCTGTGGCGCGCCAACGCCCCAAAGGACTTGAAGATTCCGGCTTCCCGCGCGGTCGATGCCCTGGCGGAAGCGGACAACCTGAAAGCTGATAGCTGAGAGCTGAGAGCTGAGAGCTTCTTTATGGCTGATGCAACAGCGAAACCGGAGAACGGCAAGACCGCGGCGGCGACCAAGGCGGTGGGCGCCGGCGCCGCCGGCATCGGTATCGGCGCGGCGGTGATGGCGCTGCTGCAAGGATCGCCGCAGGTGGTGGCGCAAATAACCAACTGGGGCCCGGCGCTTCTGGTGATTGGGCTGGGCGGGTTTTTGCTCGACCGCCACGCCGGCCCGGCCATCGGCGCCATCCGCGACATGGCTAGCTCGCAAGGCAAATTAGCGGCAGTGATTTCGGAGCGATTTACGAGCGAGGATGACGTTCGAGCCGCCTGCCGCGCGCTATCCGGGCAGATCGAGCGGCTGAGCGGAAAAATCGAAGCGATGCACGGCGACGTCCGATTGATCGGGCCCATGGGACCGTCCGGAGCTCGGGGCGAGACCGGCGCAACCGGCGAAACCGGCGCAACCGGCGAAACCGGCGCAACCGGGGCGACCGGCGCAACCGGAGCGCGAGGAGAGAACGCATGACGATGGCGCGAACGGAACAGTGGCAGCGTGGCCGCATCCTCCAGGTGCTGAGCGACAACGGCGCCCTGGGCTCGGCCATGAGTTTCGGCCTGCTCCTGCGCACGCTCGATACGCTGGGTGTTTCCCTATCGGCGCGTGAACTCGGCCGGCCGCTCGATTACCTGGCGGGCAAAGAGTACACAACTCTGCAGCGGCGCAAGGACATACCGGGCTATGACCGCCAGCGCGCAAAGATCGGCGCCGGCCGGCCCAGCGATATCATCGCCGTGAAATTGACGCCCAAGGGCCAGGACCTGGTGGACCGCAACATCCCGGCGGATCCGGGAATTGATTTCGAGTAGGGCCGGTAGCCACAGATTGCGCAGATTAGGCGGATTATGAGCAAACGAAAAACGCGATGGAATCCGAGCGACACCGAACTGCGGGTGATGCTCCGCCGGCAGGGCTTCACCCGGAAATACATTGACTCGATCTTGCCGCGCCGGCGCATTCGCAATCCGAAACGGGGCACTGGAAAGCCGACATGAGCAGGCGGGTGCATAAGAAGGTCGATCAATTGGCCGAGCACGCCCGGCGGGCAATCGCCGATGGTTTCCGCGCCGGGAAAACGGCCGCCGCCGTCCACCGCGATCTGATCGAGCTGTTGGGCGAGGAGGAATGCGCGGCCATCAGCGAACGGACGGTCAGCCGGGAACTGCGCGCGCTGGAGGCCGATAAATGCCGGCGGGCGGCGGCCCGCGAACAGTCCATCGCTATGCTGGAAGCCGCCAAAGCGGTGCCGGGCACGGCCTCAGAATTGATCCAGGCCTTGGCGACGCAGGCTCTGATGGAGGATCCCGAATCATTCACCGGCGCGGACGCGGTGAACGTGCAGTGGGCCAACCTGGAGGCCGAAAAAATCCGGCTGAAGCGCGCCGCGCTCGAACAGCAGAGCGCGCGCCTGGCGCTGGACCGCGAGAAATTCGAGAGCATGAAAACGAAACTGGCGGCCATCAGGAAACAGGCAGGGCAAGCCAAGGAAGCGGTGGAGAAGGCCGGGGAGTCGATCTCGCCGGATCTCCGCCGCAAGATTTTGGATGTGTATGGTCTCAGCGAAGCGGATGCCGAATAAGGCCCTGGTGCCCATGACCGGCTACCAGCGCGATTGGATCAGGGACCAATCGCGCTACAAGCTTGCGGTCAAGGCCCGCCGCATCGGCTTCACCTTCGCCACCACCTACGAGATCGCCCTCGATTGCGCCTCCCGCCGCACCCGCTGGCTCATTATCTCGCGCACCCAGGATACCGCCAAGGAAGCCATCCGTGAGGTTCGCAACCATCTCGTAGCCATGCGCCAGATCGAGGCCGATCTGGACGAAGCCAAAACGATCCGTGAAAGCGGCAGCGGGCTGTTCTTCGAGGGCATCGAGGCCCATAAGTTCGTGATCGAGATGCCGAATGGCAGCGAGATCACGGCGCTCACCGCGCATCCCGACGCCGCGCGCGGCTTTGGCGGAAACGTCTTCCTGGATGAGTTCGGTTTCCACCGCGACAGCTACGAGCTATGGAAAGGCGCGTCGGCCTCGACGCTGCGCGGGCATCGTTTGCTGGTGGTCAGCACGCCGCACTACCAGCAGGGCAAATACTACGACCTGGCCCGCGAGGCCGGATGTAGCGTTGGCGTCCCGCCGGCCGGCCGCCAGCAAGGCATCTGGTCCTGCCATTGGACGGACATCACCGCAGCCGCGCCACAGCTCGCAAAAATCGGCGTGCCGCTCGATCTTCACGAGCTGCGCAAGCTGGCCGGTGACGAGGAAGCCTGGCAACAGGAATTTTGCTGCCAGTTCGTGAGCGCCGCCGAGATGTGGATCCCGCTCGAGCTGATCGCCGCAGCGCGTAATCCCGGCGCGCGGGCGGACTGGGATCCCGAGCGCCCGGTCGAGGGTTCTCTCTATGCGGGATTCGATATTGGGCGCAAGCGCGATCGCACCGCCATCTACATCCAGGAACGCATCGGCGACGTGGGTTTCTGCCGCGGCCTGATTACCCTCGAGCGCGCCACTTTCGAGCAGCAGTACCAGGTGCTCGACGCGCTGCTCCAGCATCCGAAGATGCGCCGGGCCTGCGGCGATGCCACCGGCCTGGGCATGCAGCTCTGCGAGCAGCTCGCGCAGAAACATGGCGGAAAAGCGGAAGGCGTCACTTTCACCGGCGAGCGCAAGGAAGCCATGTCGGTTATCGTGCGCCGCCGATTCGAGGAGCGGCTCGATAAGATTCCGGAGAATTGTCCGGCGCTCGAGCGGGCCATCGGAGCCATCAAGCGCGAGACCACGGCCAGCGGGAATTTGAGGTTCGATGCCGTGCGTAGCGATGCCGGCCACGCCGATGAATACTGGGCGCTGGCGCTCGCGGACCTGGCTGCCGACAGCCGCGGCGCGCATCTGAGCGAGGGCATCCTGGTGGGCAACGCGCGCGCCGCCGAGTGGCAGCCCATGCCGCTGGCGGGAGTGGAATTCTAGTGCGGAATGCGGAGTGTGGAGTGCGGAGTGCGGAACAAGAGCCACAGATTGCGCGGATTTTACGGATTCCTCATCTGCGCAATCTGCGCAATCTGTGGCTCCGCTGCGGTTGACATGAACGTCGTGGACACAATCCGGAGGATGGTGGGCCTGGGCGAGACGGGCGTCTCGCCGGCGCCGCTGCTTTCCCCCGCCGGATCCGCGCCCGTGCCCGAGACCGAGGTCCAAAGTCCAAAGTCCAAAGTCCAAAGTCCGGACACGTCGAGCTATGGGGCGACGGGCACGCCTATCGTCTCCGGCTTCGTCACCGACCTCCAGGAATACAACGCCACGCTTCGCGGCCGCAACGCTTTCATGACCTACGAAAAAATGCGGCGCTCCGACGCCGATGTGGCCGCCCTGCTGTGGTGCCAGAAGCTGCCCATCCGCTCGGCGGACTGCGACGTCATCCCCGGCGTGAAAGAAAATGAGCCGGACTACGACCAGGCCAAAGAGGAAGCGAAGTTCGTCAAGGAAAACCTTTTCGGCGGCCTCGAATACGAGAACTCCCTGGGCATGAAGTTCACCCAGCGCTGGGAGTCGGTGATCGAGAACGCGCTGCTATGCTGCGATTTCGGATGCGCCGGCCACGAGGACTTGTGGACCATCGACGGCGACCGCGTGCGCCTGCGCCGCCTGGCCCCGCGGCTTCCCCTCACCTTCTATCGCTTCCACGTCGAGCCGGACGGCGAGACCCTCCAGTCCATCGAGCAGTGGGGCTACCGCGGCCAGCAATTCGTAAACGTCAAGGTCCCCGCCGACAAGTTCACCCTGTTTTCCCTGCACCAGGAAGGCGCAAACTTTTACGGCATCTCGACCCTGCGCTTCGCCTATCAGCCCTGGTACATCAAGCAGGCCCTTTACCGCATTACCTCGATCGCCGCCGAGCGCAACGCCATGGGCGTCCCGAAGATCACCGCCGCGCTCAACCCCTCGAAGGAGGACATGGACTCGGCCAAACAATGGGTGGCCAACCTGGCCGCGCACGAGAATACCGGCCTGGCCCTGCCCAACGGCTGGGAGATGGTTTTCCAGGGCATCAACGGCCGCATCTACGACCCCCTGCCGTTCATCCAGCATTGCTCGGAGCAGATCATGCGCTCCGGTCTGGCCATGTTCGCCACGCTGGGCACTACGCAGACCGGCTCGCGCGCGGTGGGCAACGTGATGGTGGATTTCTTCCAGATGTCACTGCAGGGCCTGGCCAGCTCGGTCTGCGACACCATCAGCGGCACCACCATCCGGCGCCTGGTGGATTTCAATTTTCCGCGCGCGCCCGGAAAACCGCTGCCCTATCCCAAGCTGATCATCCCGCACATTGCTGTGCTGAATGTCCTCGATCTGCTCGCTGTGATCAAAGATGTGGCGGCCGCGAACGTGGATCTGATCGAGCCAAGCCTTGAACGCGACAACTGGGCCGCGAAGAAACTTGGGATGCCATTGCTCAAAGAAGGCCAAGCGCGGATCCGCTACGCGCCGGTCGCCCAGCGCGTGACGGAGGAAGGCGCGAATCCGCAGACCGTGGAAGAGGGTGGGCCGAAGCCACAGATTGCGCAGATTGCGCCGAAGACCGAAGGCGGAAAGCAGCAACAGAGCCGCGACCAGAGTCCGCCGCGGCGGACGCAGGGAGCGGTTCCCAGGCCGGCGGCGCTGTCCGAACATGCGACGGCCGGGGGACGGCCATTGACGCGCGCGCTCAAGCCCCATGAGCTGAAGCACGATTGGGATGGGCACGCCGACCGCAGCGATAAAACCGCGGCGGTCATCGCCCGAATCCTGCGCGCCGCCAAGCCCGCCCTGGTCCGTGAGGCCGCCGCGCGGGTCGCCAAGTACGATCCGGCCACGCTCGATAAACTCGAGCTGCCGTTCCCCCATGCCATGGTTTCGCGCCTGGCGCGCTCACTGGCCGTGGCCCACGCCTATGGCCGCCAGGCCGTCTACGATGAACGCAAAAAAGTGACACCACAGAGGGCGCAGAGGAACACAGAGGAGAAAACAAACCAAGAACCTCTGCGTTCCTCCGCGTCCTCTGCGGTGAATCTTGCGGAATCGGCGGAGCAGGACAAGCCCACATTGATTGCCGAGGCATCGGTCAGCGATCTGAATAACGGCCTGACCTCCCGCGCGCGCGCGGCCGCAGTAGATGCCTACAAAAAAGGCCTCGAGGGGCAGGCGCTGGAGGCCGGCGTGCTCGCCGACCTCACCGGCGGTGCCGACTCCTGGCTCGACCGCATCGCCACTGAAGCCGCGCGCGCCGCGGTGACCGGCGGCCGCTGGGCCGCCTTCGGCGAGCTCCAGGGCGAGATCGCCCGCTACGCCCGCGCCGAGGCCATGGACCAGAACACCTGCGGAGCCTGCGCCGCCGGCGACGGCCAGGAATGGGAATCGCTGGCCGAGGTGGACTGGTCGCCCGGCGACGATTGCGACGGCGGCGACGCCTGCCGGGGTCAGTTGATGCCGATTTTTTCCGATGAAGGAGTAATGCAATGAAGAGAGAGGCTGGAGTCCGGAGGCTGGAGGCTGGAGGACGCAAACTGCGAGTGACCCTGCTGCTGTTGGCTATGGTCTACAGCCTACAGCCTATAGCCTACAGCCAAGTTCGGGTGCAGCCGCGGCCCACCGGCTTCACCGTGTCGAGCGAGACGGTGGCCGTGCTGGCCGCCACTATCGACAGCGCGGCGGTGCCGACCACCTCGACTCACGAGGCTATGATCCAGTGGAAGTTCGGCACCGTCGTCGGGGTCTACACCACCTGCACGGTTCAGATGTACACCACGTATGACGGCACGAATTACCTGAGCTTGGGCTCCGCTGCATCCGTAACCGTGACGACCGGCACGATCAACGCCTGGTCGGTGATCAATCGCCTCGGTATAGGCACCGGCGTTTATACCAGCGCGGTCTCGGCCACCGACGCCCTCGGATTCGGCCAATTGACCAAGTTTACTTTCGCCTGCTCCGGCGGCTACGGCACGTCGGCGCCGGCAACGGTGACCGTCATCTATCGATAGCTGTTAGCTTTCAGCTTTCAGCTTTCAGCTATCAGCGAGGAGAGAACGATGAAGAGCAAAAAGTTTTTGATGGTTTTGGTTTTCTGCGCCATCTGCGCAATCTGCGGATCGGTTCAGGCGCAGGTGCAGCCGCCGCTGCCGCCGCCCCGCACGCCCCTGGCCGCCCTGTGGCCGTACATGCCGGCCACCGTGATTTCGTTCACCGCGACGCGGTTTTATGCCGGCGATTACGTGTGCCTGGACAACGTGAATACCACCGGCACCACGCTCTACGTGGTGGACTGCGGCACGGTGCGCTGTCCGATCGGCCAGCCGCAGGCGGGGATCGTGTGGGTCACCGACCAGGTCCCCACCACCACGCATCAGATCATGATCCAGCCGGATCTGCTGCGGACGTCCGTGTGTCCGCTGGGGGAGTGCCCGGCGGCCAACCTGTTGCCGCCGTGTAACGCGGTGCGCAGGAGTTTTTGTTCCAAGTAGGAAAAGCAATCCGCGGATTCCGCGGATTCCACGGATTTGCTTTCCGCGTAATCCGCGTAATCCGCGGATAAATTCACCGGCGGTGGAAAGGCCGCCGTACAAAGGAGAGAGAAGGACCATGAAAAACATCGTGATTTCGATTCTGGTTATTTTGCTGGTTTCGCTCGCAGCCTTCGGGCAGGCGCCCACCGCCGTCCAGCAATCGAGCAGCCGCACCGACGCGGCCACCTTCCTGCAAGGGCCGCCGGCCGCCGCCACCCTGTGCGCCACCGTCAACAGCACGGCGGCCGCCGGGACGGTGACCATCACCCCGCCCGCCGGCAATTACGTCTACATCACCGGCGTCTACATCGACATCGTTGCCGACGTGACCGGCGTGAGCCAGGTGGCCACCATGTCAACCACCAACCTGACCGGCAGCCCCATCTGGTCGCTGGCCACTATCGTCCCGACCGCCGGCGCCAACGGCACCATGCGCCAAATCTCGGAGACATTTCCGACTGCGCTGAAATCCACGGTGCCCGGCACGGCAGTGACCTTCGTTCCCAGCGCGCAGACCAATCATGCGATTTTTTGCACGCGGGTGGCGGGTTATTTCGCGCCGTAAAGAAGGCCACAGGCCACAGGCCACAGGCTATAGGAAAGTCAACGGGAGACTCGGGTATTCCTGGAGCCTGGAGCCTGGCGCCTGTAGCCTCCTTTTAACTGACAGCTTGAAACTCGAAAAGGAGAAAGAACGATCATGAAGCACATTCTGATTTCGCTTTTGCTCGTTGCGTTCGTTTGCACGGCGGCCTTCGGCCAGGCGCCCACCGCCATCCAGCAATCCGGCAGCCGGACGGATGCGGCTACCTTTCTGGCGACCTCGCTGGGCGGCGCCACAAGCTGCGCCACCGTCAACACCACCACTGCCAACGGCACGGTGACCATCACGCCGCCCGCCGGGCAGTACGTTTACATCACCGGCGTGTTCATCGATTTGACTTCCGACATCACTGGCACCACGAGCGTGGCCACCATGTCCACCACCAACCTGACGGGCAGTCCGGTCTGGTCACTGGCCACGATCCTCGCGGCGGGCGCCGCTAGTGCCACGAACCGTCAGATCGCGGAGGTCTATCCGACGGGATTGCGATCGACGGTGCCGGGGACCGCCGTGACCTTCGTGCCCTCGGCCCAGATCGCCCATACCATCGTCTGCACGCGGGTGGCGGGCTATTACGCGCCGTGAGGAAGGGGCCAGGGGCCAGGTGTTAGGGGCTGGGGGCTCGGGAAGGCCCGGCCTTTAGCCCCAGGTCCCATCCCGCGGTGCGGGATGTGGGATGCCGCAGTGCGGCATCCCAGGTCTCAGGTCTGTTGCCATGCATTGCGAGCCGCATAAAGCGCATGGGGCCACGACGCCGGCGCACCGGATCGTCGGGTGGAAGGGCCGCGACACGCCCATGTGCGTGGCCTGCTGGAAGCTGGCGGAGAATGGGCGCGATCCGTTCCCGCCGAAAGAAAACAATCCGCGGATTAACGCGGATTCACGCGGAGCAGAAAAGCAACAAAGCCGCGACCGGAGCGAAGCGAAGGAAGCGGTTCCCAGGCAGGAGGCAAACAGAATGCCGAAAACGAATCCATGCGACTGGCAGGCGCTATTTGCCGATGCCAGGGCCGGTGTATCGATCTCGGAGCTGACACGCAAATACGGCCCCGCCTGGGAGACGATCCACAAGCGGCTAAAGGCGGAAGGGATCACGCCGGTGAAGGGCGTGGGCGGCCCGAAGGCGGCTGCCCCGCCCAACAGAGCCGCGAGCGTGAGCGAGCGGGTGCCCGCGCAGCGCCGCAATCCTAAGGCGGCCACGGCGATTGTGCTGGCCCGACAGGCGCAAACGGCGCCGATCAATGGCGCGGCGCCCGAAGTCACGGTGAAGCTGCGCACCGCGCAGCTCGAATTCACTGGCGCTTCCGACGCGCTGAAGGCCCAGCTCGCCGAGATCGCCAAGTTCTTCGGCGGGGAGAAAAGCTGATAGCTGATAGCCCGAATGCGGGCGAGCTGACAGCTTGGAGCTGCATATGCCCTACAGCAATGTGAGCGAAGTCCCGGACAGCGTTCCTGCTGAATTCAAAAAGCAGTGGCTCGAAGTCTGGAACTCGGCCTATGCCGCGGCCAAGAAAGACGGCCAGAGCAACAAAGACGCTGAGGCCTCCGCCTTCGCGCAGGCCAACGGGGTCATGAAGAAGCGCGAGGAAGCCGCGGCCGCGGAGAAAACGAAGCTGGCAGAGATCAGCTACGATCGCATCCAGTCAATGATCCGCGCCGCCCTTGAAAAGAAATTCCCGCCCAAGAAAGACGGGAGTAACTACTGCTGGGTAAAAGAAGTGTTCCCTTCCTACGCCATCGTCGAGCATCAAGGGAGACTTCTCAGGTTCCCCTATGAGATCAAGGATGACCAAGCCTCAATTGGCGAGGCGCAGGAGGTGGAAACCAGCTACATTTCAGCCTCCGAGGTCCGCGACGGCCTGGTCCGCATCGCCATCGCCTATACCGGCGAGAACTTCGAGCAGGACGGCAAACACTTCGATATCACGGTCAAGGATCTCGAGGAGATGCGGCGCAACCTGGCCCAGCGCGAAAGGCCCCTCGACTACCAGCATTACTCCGGCCTGGCCGCCGAAGGCGCCGTGCTTCCCCCTGAGTTCCTGCGCGCCGCCGGATGGATCAAGCGCCCCGATACCATCGAGCCTTTCCTCGAGGGCCAGAAAATCCTGTGGGCCTGGGCCGACCTGACGCCCGCCTGCCTGGCTGCCATCCGCAACAAGGAGCTGCGCTATTTCTCGCCCGAGTTCACCTGGGCGGGCAAGGATGAGCACGGCAAATCCATCGGCACGGCGCTCAAGGCCGGCGCCATCCTGATCCGGCCATTCCTACAGCATCTGCCGCCCATCGAGATTGGCGCGGCCGATTATCCGCAACTGCTCGAGGCGGTGGCCCTCTCCGAATCCCACCGCCGCCTGGAACAATCAGCCACAGATTTCACAGATAAGGAGAAGAAGAAGATGGCAGTCAAGAACTTCAAACTGAAATGTCTCGCCGACGGCGAGCACAAGGGCCGTGTCGGGGTCTTCGAGGGCGACGAGATGGTGGGTCTGGTCGATGGCAAGCTGCCCAAAGACGAGCCCGATGCCGACGACGTGAAGGCCCGCGAAATCGCGGCCGCCGACACCGCGTTCCTGGCCGAGGCCGCCAAGGCCAAGCCCGCGGAGATCCTGATGCTCGCGGAGCGCCGCACCAGCGAGGGGAAACTCTCGATGGCCGGCTACCTCCGCGCGCAGAAAATCGCGGCGCTGGTGGATACCGCCGTGGCCGCCGGAAAGATCCTGCCCAAGCAGCGCGAGAATTTCTTCGTGCTGGCGGGGGCCAACTACGATGCCGCCGCGGCCGTGCTGGCCGAGGCCAAGCCGGTGATCGACCTGACCAGCCGCGGGATCTCGGGCGGCGAAACCATGACCGCCAAGGAAACGGTCAATGCCGGCGTCGCCCAGCTCATGGCCGAGAAGAAAATTCCCTACGCCAAGGCCCTGGCCCGCTTCGCCCGCGAGAACCCGGCGGTTTGGGCCGAGTACGAGAAGGCTAGCACGATCCGGACCAAGGAGTGAATCAAACAGGTGTTAGGTGTCAGGTGTTAGGTATCAGACCTGCCGCCTAACACCTGGCACCTAATACCTAGCACCTGCTTTTCAAGGAGCCAACGAAATGAGTGAACAGATTCTCGACAAAACCTATCGCAACGATGCCAACGTGGAGATCGGCAAATTCACCGTGGTCGTTGAAGCCCACGCGAACTACGCCAACGGCTGCGGAGTACCCGCCGCCGCCAATGCCGCCAACCCCCTGGGCATCGCCCAGAACTCGATCATCCCTGATGCCACCACGGATTTCGCGGCCGGCGTCTACCAGATCGTGAGCGGCACCGCCTGGCCCGCCGGGGCCATCCCCGCCAGCGGCCTGGGACGCGCGGTCCGGGTGCGGAAGGCCGGCATCTCGCAGTGCGTGGCGGCAGGCGTCATCGCCCGCGGCGACCGGCTGAATGTCGCCGACAACCAGGGCCGCGTGAAGACCATCAACGAGGTGGCCGGCACCGTGGTCTATGAAGTCGGCCAGGCCGAGGAAGCCGCCGGCCAGGCCGGCGACGTGATCCGCGTGCGCCTGACGCTGGTCGTGCGCCACTCGTAAATGTCAAGGGCCCGCCCGCTGATCCCGTCCTCGGGGACCGGCGGGCGGGGCCCGCCGGGCTTTCGTGGCCGGATCGCCCGATTGTTGTTCTCTCCGCCGTGTCGGCCAGTGAACGCCGGGGAATGGAGATGCCCGCGCCCGGCGCGGGCCAATAGCCCGAATACGGGCGAGGAGACTCAGAATATGCTCACCCCCATGACCGCGCACGTTGATCAGGCCATGACCAACATCAGCGTGGCGTACCAGAACCTGGCCCATATCGACGAGGAGATTTTCCCGGTGGTCCCCGTCGATAAGCAGTCCGACCTGTTCTTCCAGTTCTCGAAACAGCATTTCCTCGACGAGCCCGACGACCTGAGCCCCGGCGCCGATGCCAACGACATCGAAGTCGATCTCGACAGCCGCGGGTACTACTACGCCGACGGCCACGGCTACAACATCGCCATCCCCGATCCGCTGGCCGCCAACGCGGATCCGGGCGCCGACCTGGACATCGAGTTCACCGAAAAGATCACCGAGAAGATCCTGCTGCGCAAGGAGCGCAACGCGGCGGGGCTGATCGTGGTCGGCAACATCGCGCAGAACGCCACCCTGGCCGGCACCTCTCAGTGGTCCGATTACCAGAACTCCGACCCGGTGAATGCCATCGAGACGCAGAAGGAAACCATCCAGGGGGCCACCGGGCTGCTGCCCAACCGGCTGCAAATCTCGAGGCCGGTGTTCCGCGCCCTGCGCAACCACCCGCGGATCATCGAGCGTTTCAAATACACGGTGAAGCCGCCCATCAACCTCGAGCAGCTCGCCGAAGTCCTGGAGATCGAAAAGATCATCCTGGGCGAGTCGCTCTACAACACCACCCGCGGCCGCGCCGATGCCCTGACCTACACCTGGGGCAGGAACGCGCTGCTGTTCTATCGCCCGCCGGCGCCCGGCAAGCGCGTGGCCGCCCTGGGCTATACCTTCTGCTGGATCGTGCGCCCCGACGGCGGACCCGGCGGCGTCGATCTGCGCGAAAGCGGCCGCGGTGGAATGCTGGTGAAGCGCTGGAGGGCCGAGGGCAAGGACTCCACCATGCTGGGCATCCGGTTCTACTACGCCCAGCAGTTCATCGACACCCACTGCGGTTTCCTGTGGGTCAATGCCGTGGCGTAAAAAACGTGGTTTCAGGTTCCATGTTCCAGGTTCAAGGTTGAAGAACTTGGAACTTGGAACCTGGAACTGATACGAAGGAGCAAAACGTGAAAGTCGAATTGATTCACCCCATTGATGCCGACGGCAAATTGTACGGCCGCGGCGTCCACGACGTGGACGAGGCGCTGGCCAAGCGCCTGCTCGAGTTCGAGCATGCTGCGCGGCCTTACGCGCCACCCGAGGAAAAACCCGGCACCGTCACCGCCACGGCGCCGCCGCCGGCGCGTCCCGGTCCGGTGCGCGTCGGGAAGGAGACGCCCAAGTGAAAAACAAAAAATTGACCATCGCCTTGCTGCTGATCGGGGCGCTCCTGCTGGCCGTCAGCGCCTGGGCCGTCATCGCCGTCAGCACCACCAAGCTGGGCACCGTCATCCAGGATAACGGCGTGCGCGAGTCCCACGCCCGCCTGGCGGTCACCGGCTTGGTGGCCGACTCCGACAACACCGTGCCCCACGGACTCCCCCGGACCCCGCGCGCCATCAGCATTCGCGCGCGCGCTTCCGGGAACGTGTGGGAGAAAGCCGACCCCGACGCAACGAACATCTATCTCCACGTCGAGGCCGCCGGCCCTACCAGCGTGGTACTGGACGTGTGGTACTGAGGAGAGAGGGGCTAGGGGTTAGGGGCTAGGGGCTAGTACCCGAGTCCCTAGTCCCTGGTCCCTAGCTTATGAGCTACTGCACCGTGGACAACCTTTGCGCGCACTTCCCGCAGTTCAAGCGGGCACAGACCGGCTCCGTCTCCGACGCCCAGATACAGGCCTGGATCGACGGCCGCAAAGCGCAGATTCGCTCCGCGCTGCTTTCCCGCGGCACCGATCCCGATGCCCTGGTGCTGACCACGGACCAGACCGCCTGGCTGCGCACCCTCAATGAGGACGGCGCCATCGGCGACCTGGGCGATGCCCTCGAGGGCACCATGACGCTGCAGCCCGGCGAGTACTCCCTGGCCGCCGCGCATCGGAAAAGGTTCGAGATGGTGCTCAAGGAAATCCAGGCCGGCCTGCACGACGCCTTTTTCCGCAGCGAGGCCGCGCACAAGGAAGTGCGGCCGCAGCTCGGCGGCATCGCCGGCGCCGAGACGGATACGGATTCGACCCCCGCCGATCGTGGCGAGAACCGCTCCTTCGGCCGCGGCCAAGTGTTTTGAGAAAGGCTACAGACTACAGGCTGCAGACTACAGGTCCTGCAGCCTACAGCCTGCAGCCTGTCTTTCTTATGCTCGAACTGAAGCTCGGTTATAGCTGGAACTACCAGGGCCGCCGCGGCGGTGAGACGCTATTCCACACCGCCATCGGCAACTTGGCCACCGAGCTGCGCGATTGGTCCCCGGCCTTTCGCCTGATCGCTCATGATGTGCTCGAATACTACACGCTCGAGATGTTCCGAACCGCGGGGCGCGGCGAGTGGCAGACCCTGGCTCCTTCGACGTTCAAGCGCAAGGGCAATCCCGCGATCTTGCGCGAGACCGGGGCCCTCGAAGCCTCGTTCACGGAAGCCGGCGCCGGACACGTCGAGGAGATCACCCGCGAGAAATTGATCTGGGGATCGCTGGTGCCCTACGCGCTCTTTCATCAGACCGGCACCGGCAAAGGCTTTCAAAAACCCGCCGTGGCGGTGGGACCGGGCACCGGGCGCGGCATGCCCATGCGGAAAATTTTGGCGCTCACCGACGCCATGAAGCGCAAGATGCGCTCCGCGCTGGTTGGCCGGCTGGCGCAGCTCGCCCGCCAGACCGGCTTTGCCGTGGCCCAGGCGGCCGACGCCGCGGTGGACCCGCTGCGCGCCCGAATGATCGGCCAGGAGATGTTGGGACTGTGAAGAAGTGACAAGTGACGAGTGAGGAGCAGCCCACTTGTCACTCATCACTCATCACTCATCACTGCTTTTACCATGGCATGGAGCAGCCAATACAACGCGGCCTACACCAAGCCGCTGGTGCGCCAATTGATGGCCATCTGCCAGCGCGACATGCGCGCCGCGCTCGATGCCGTGGGCGGCGCAAACGTCCTGGCCTCGATCGTCACCTGGCAATTCGCGCCGGTGGCCATCCCGCAATTTCCGGCTATCGTCATCGCCCCCATGCGCCTGGCATTCGATCGCGCCGCCGTGGGCGCCAGGAAATACGCCGTCGAGATCCAGTGCGGCGTGGCCGTGGCCCATCAGGATGCCGAGGTCCTGGCCGAGCTGGTCCAGGATTACGCCCGGGCCCTCGATATGGTTTTCATGACCCTGGCGGACGGCGGTGACGGCCTGGCCCAGCTCTACAGTACGCACACGCTGACCCATCGCGTGCTGGGCACTATCACCGCCGCGGCGCTGGCTGCCGGCTCGGTGAAAGAACTTTTCGTGAGCGCCCACGAGCTGAACGAAATCGGGCGCGGGAAAAAAGGCTTCGAGATGGCGGCCACTTTGCAGGTGATCGCCGAGATGGAAGAAGCATGAGCAAGGCTGCAGGCTGCAGGCTACAGGCTACAGGAAAGCCACCCGGCGACTCGGGTGTCCCTGCAGCCTGCAGCCTGCAGCCTGCAGTCTAAGGAGATTTCAATGGCAACAGTTTCTAAGCTGTTCACCCCCGCCGACGTTTTTCAGGGCCCGGCGGACATCTACCTGGGCGTGCAGGCGCCGGCCTCGGCCGTCCCCCCCGTGCAGTACACCAACACCCTGCAGCTCGACAGCAAGGGCCAGCCGCCCATCGGCACCAAGGGCGAGATCGCCACGGTGGCCCTCGGCGCCGGCGGCACGGGCTATGCCGTCGGCGATACGCTCACAGTGGTCCAGGGCGGCGCCGCCAACGGCCTGATCCGCGTGCTCACCGTCGCTGATGGCGTGGTCGCCACCGTGGCCGTGCTCCGCGGCGGCTCGGGCTATTCCGTGGCCAGCACCCTGGCCACCGTGGGCGGGATTGGCACCGGCTGCACCATCACCATTTCCACCATCACCGCCGGCGTTTACCTGGGTCTCACCGAGAGCCCGGCCACCTGCACGGTGACGCCGAAATTCAATCCCATCCACGCCGACCAGTATTCCGCGGCCGTGGACGCCGCCTTCGTTTCCCAGGCGGCGGAGATCGATTTCACCGTGAAGGAGCTGGTCTTCGCCAACCTCCAGCGATTTTTCGCCGGGCTGTTCAGCGCCTCGTTTTGGGACCTGGTGATCGGCGCCGTCAACCCCGCCACCGAGCTGCTGCAGATCGGCTCCAGCCCCTCGAGCGACGCGCTGGTTACCACGCTGATGCTGGTGGCTCCACGGCGCGACGCCGCGAACAAATATATCTACGCGCTGGCCTATAAGGCGTACATCGCCTCGGCCATTCCCATGCCCGTGCAGCGCGGCAAGGAAACCGTTCTGAAGCTGAAATGGAAACTGTTGCTCGACACCTCGCGGGTGGCCAAGGACATGGCCATGCAGATCGTGAGGATGACGTAAGTAGCATAGCCTTCAGGCTGTGCCCCTGAGGAGTTGAATCATATGGCGAACATCACAAAAGTTTACACGCCGGCCAACATTTTCCAGGCCCCCGCCGACGTTTACATCAACATCGTCGCGCCGGCTTCGAGCCTGACGCCCACCGCCGACGCCAATACCCTGGTGCTCGATGCCAGCGGTCAGCCCACCAGCGCCGCCGGCTTCCACGCCGGCCTTGTCGAAGCCCCCACCATGCCCACCATCACCGAAAAGCTCAACGAGATCCACGCCGATCAATTCGAGATGCCGGTGGACGTGGCCTTCGATTCCATCGAGGCGGAAATCGATTTCGTGATGAAAGAGACGAATCTCACCCGCCTGCAGACGCTGCTCAGCTCCGCCAATCTCGCGCTCTACACCGCGCTGGCCAACTCCCAGGCGCTGCAGATCGGCGGGCAGGCTGACGCCGCGGTGACTCCCGTCACGGTGCTGGCCGTGGCCCCCAACCGCGCCGTGGCCGGCAAGTTCGTCTACTGGATGCTGTACAAGGCATTCATCGTCTCGGCCATCGCGCTGCACTTCGAGCGCGCCAAGGAGAGCACCTACAAGCTGAAGTTCAAGGCTTACGCCGATACCACGCGCGTGCGCGGCGATGAGTTGATGCAGATAGTAAGGACTAAGTGACGAGTGACGAGTGACCAGTGACAAGAGGCCCCGCTCGTCACTTGTCACTTGTCACTTGTCACTTCTACCGAGGAGCAGGCAATGAGCAATGTCTCCACCATCGACGATTTCAAGGCCCGCGCCATGCGCCGCCTCGAGCTGCCGTCCGGGCTGTCATTGCTGGCCCGGCGCGTGTCGCCATTTGATTACGTAGCCCTGGCCGGCCACCTGCCCTCCGCGATACTGGCCAAAGTCGCCGCCGGTGATCGCCAGAGCCTCACGCCGGACGCCATCGTGCGCGATGGCGAGCTGCTGATCGAAATCCTGCGCCGCTCGATCGTCGAGCCGGCCGGCCTGGATCCGCTGTTGCTCGCGGCCGCGGACCTGGCAGTGTTGCGCGCATTCGTTCTCGAGGAGGCCGAGGCGGATAGCCTCGCCGGGTTTCCTGAACGGACCGGACCTGCTGCTGCTGGGGCAAGCGGCGAAGTTGTGGGGCTGCCGCCCGAGCGCATTCTTGGAACTTGACGGACTCCTGGCCCTGGAGTTTGATCTCGCTGCCGCAGAAGTTTACGGCCAGTGGCTCTTAGAGACGCAAGCGAAGGTGCAGGATGGGAATCAGTAGCGGCTGCACAAAAAGAAGGAGCAGGGCGATGATGTTAGTCGCCGCCCTGCTCGCCCTGCCCTGCCTCGCCATGCCATGGCCGAGCCAACCCGACCCCGCCCGACCCTACCGAACCAAACCTGGCCAAACCGTGCCTCGCCTTGCCGTGCCGGACCTCAGCGCGCCCCACCATGCCTCGCCAAACCAGACCAAGCCCCGCCAAGCCCTACCGAAATCATTTTACCGGCTGCCAGCGGCTGACCACGAAAGTTCCGTGAGGACCGCCGCACTGCGGCCGGAAATCCAGCAGGCCGATCTGAGCGCCGGCGTCCTCCAGAATCCGCCGAAGCAGACCTTCATCCTGGATCAAATCTTCTCGGTAACTCAGCATGAACGAGAGTTTCCAGGAATGCAACTGGGGCCTGTGGCGCAATATGCGGCCCTTCGTGGCCCGGATCACCACCGGCTGAGAGTTGATCGTGTAGTCCTTGGTCCCCAAATCCAACTCTTCGCCGTCGATAAACACCGCGGCACAAACGATGCTTCGCGCCCCGCGCCGGCCAATGCGGTGCAGACCCGCCGCCTGCCGCATGGCGGCCAGAAGCGCCCGCGTCGGCACGTAGAGGTTGCCCAATTTATTGTCCCCGGTCTTCATCCGATAGGCCGCCTGTTCGGCGGCCTCTGCCGCAGTGGGTCGAGTGATCGCGTGGCTAGTGCCGCGTGCGACATCGGCCTCCGCCTGCTCCCCAAAGCGGTGCATCAACAAACTGCTCGCTCCTTGAATTGCCACCTGGATGCGCTTCATGCCAGTACCCCCTCTCTCTTCTCGCGGCGCCATTCGACCCCGCGGAAATCCTCATCCTCCCAGACCACCAAGTGCGTGTTGGTTTCGCCGCATGCATACGGCCCGGCCTCGATTCTGGCGCCCCCTTCCAGTTTCTTGAGCACGGAATTTTCTGCGGTCTCCAGTTCGAACTTCAGCAATCCGTATTGCGACCGGAGGCGCAACACATCCAGAATCTCGGCCTGGCTGATGAAGGGCGAAACCGGAAAAACAGGTTGCGGAGATTTCAAAGCTGATTTACAACTTCGATTAGCCATTTGTGGGTCCTCCAAACCCATGATGGTTAGGGGGCCTGGCGGGTTCACTCCCTGCCGGGCTCCCGTTACCCTCCAAGCCTGGGCTTCCCGCCAGCCCTTGTCAAGCACAATCTTTGCCTCCGCCGGCCGGCGCCAGGGGGTGACCCGTGGCCTCTAGTTCCGCCTTGGGGTTGTTGTTCGAGATTTCCAGCGACCCATCGCGGGCGGTGAGCGCCGTCGCCCTGGCTGAAAAAGAAATCTCCGGCTCGCTCGCGCAGGTCCAAACAGCCGGCATCCAGAGCATGGGCGGATTGGGTGCGGCCAGCGAGAAGGCCGAATACCGCATCGGCGAGGCAAAGATGGCCATGCGCGGGTTGGGCGCTGAGGTTGGCGTGGCCGCGCCGCGCTACGTCTCCGCCTGGCTGGCCAGCCTGGAAGGCATCGGCCCGGCCATGGCCGCCGCCTTCAGCACCATCGCCATTATCGGGTTGATACAGATGCTGGCCGTCGGCATCGAGCACTTGACGAAATTCATCGGCGAGATCGGCAGGTTGTCAGCCGAGGAGAAAAAACTCTTCGAGGAAAACGCGAAGGAACTCGAGAAGGTTCGCGATCTCCAAGTCGAGATCCTGAAAGCGAAATTCGCGGAGAAACTCGCGGGCCTCGAAGGCGTCAATACCGCCCAGGCCCACATCGAGAAGTTCCGCCTGCAATTGCAGTTGAACGAGGCGCTGCTGGGCATTTCAAAAGATTACGTGAAGGATGTCCAGCAGCGGCTCAGTGGGATCAACGCCGAGATCGCCGCTGCCGGCGAGCGCAACAAAGTCGAGGCCGTGTTCCAGGCTCATGCCGCGGGCGGCGTGGCGCTTAAAGGCCAGCTAGTGGCTGCCCTCATACAACAGTACTCGGGTGAGAACAAAATCGCGGATTTGTCGGCCCAACAGCTCACTACCCTGGATGCCCTGGTAAAAGCGCAAATGGCGCGGGCCGCCGCGGTCACGGCGGTGACCAAATCCACCGGCGATCTGGCTGCCGCCGAAAGAAAAGCCGGCGAGGCCGTCCGCGACCGCATGGGCGAGATGCTGGCCGCTTTGCGGCTCGAGACGGCCGCGCTCGGCGAGGAAGAAAAGCCGCTGCGCGCCATCGAGGAATGGTATCTCCGCAAGCGCGCCGCCGCCGAAAAGGACCTCGAGGAAACCCGCAAGGCCGCTCAGGGCCGCATCGACGCCGCCAAAGTCGTCGCCGCTGCTGAGGCGGTCTATGGCGACGTCCTGCTCGAAATCGAGCGCGGCGTGGGCCTGAAACTACAGGAGCTCCAGAAGCAAACCAACGCCAGGCTACTCGAGGAGCAGGCCCGCTACCAGGCCCTCTCGGAGCACATGCGCGTCGAGCAGCTCGGGCGCATGATCGCCGCCGAAAAGCACGCTGTTTCCGAGTTTGAGAAATTGCAGGCCCGCAGAATCAAGGCGTTTCTTGATGCCGCCAAGCAGCTCGAGCACCTCGAAATGCAGGTGGTGAATGCCGCCCGTAGCGGGCAGTATGCGCGCGTCCTTTTGCTGCGGCAGGAAGAGCAGGCCATCCGCGACAACGACGCCATCCGCCAGGCCTCGATCCGCGGGCAAATCCGGGACCTGGACGAGCTGGCTTACCACCAGCAGCTCGTAAACAACACCATCGTGGCCTGGGGCATGGTGCTGCAGCAGGTCGCCGCCGGCGCGGGAAAACACTGCGCCGCGATCGCCGCCGCGCAGATCGCCGGCATGGTCGTGGTGGCGGCCGTGAAGATCCACGAAGAGGTCGCCGCCGGGCTGGCGGCCGCCGCTTGGGGCGATTACTGGGCCGCCGCGCTCCATTTCGCTTCTGCCGCCCAGTATGGCATTGTCGCCGGACAAAACATCGCCGCGGCCGCGGCCAGCGTGGGCGGCGGCGGCGGAGGCATCGGCGCCGGTGCTGGGGCCGCTGGGGGCGCGGCAGGCTCGGCGGCTTCTCCAGCCTCCAGCCTCCAGTCTCCAGCCTCTTCCGGCCCCCGAATTTCCATCGTGGTCAACGGACATATCATCGGCGCCTCCGGCATCGAGGAGTTGACCGACATCATCAACGATGCCGTGCAGAACCGGGACGTGCGGTTGGTGGCCACTCAGACGCGCCAGTTGCAGCCGGCAACCGCGGGATAGCTGTCAGCCGTCAGCTATCAGCTTTCAGCTAGGCCGGTTTTAGCTGAGAGCTGAGAGCTGAAAGCTGAGAGCTTCATGGCTCCGCCATCGATCGTCTACACTCCGGGCGGGAACGGCGACATCACGCTGGCCGTGAAGCGCGGCGTGGCGGATTTCGTGTGCCGCGGCCCCGCCGTGCGCCACCGCAACCTGGCTACCTCCGGCGCGGTCGAGACGGTCCTCGAGCGCATCGAGTTTCTGATCGGGTTTACCGTGCCGAAGCTGATGGTGGGCGCGAACCCATCAAACGATGACGTGCTCGAGGACTGGGCCACCTGGTTTCATTGGGCGCTGGCCGGCGGGTCATTCAAATTCTATCCCGTCGCCGGCGGCCAGATTTATTACAACTGCACGCTGGAGACCGAGGAGTGGGCGCCGGCGCGCGTCGGTCCCGGCGGCTATTCTCACGCCTTCGAGCTGCGCATTATCCCGGACGCGCAGGCCCCGGCCGACGCCGGAGAGGTGTACGAAGCGTTCTACGGGGTAAGCGAGTGAAAGAGAAGCCGCAGATTACGCAGATTACGCAGAGGGAACCGAAACCGCCCGCGCCTGTCCCATCGGTGAAATCTGCGAAATCTGCGGCTAAGGCTTTCCCGGCTCCCGGCGCAATCACCACCGAACTGTGGGGCGAAGGCTGACTTTGGACTTTGGATGCCGCGGTGCGGCATCCAATCCCGCACCGCGGGATTGGACTTTGGACCTGGCTGAATGATCGGCACCAATCCAAACTGGGACGACGCCAACGAGCTTCTGGCCAAGAAGCCCATCTACGCCCTGGCCTTCTCCGGGGTGGCCCGCGTCTATACCACGCACGATCTGACCGCCGAGGGCATCACCGGCATTACTGATCCGGCGCTCGATTACAAGCCATGGCTGAAAATCCCCCGCGGCTCGACGCAGAGCATCGATGTCCTGAACGGGTCCACGTCCATCGGCGAGCTGGAGTGTGAGGTAGTGGACGTCGGCGGCACCGTGCGCGCCGCGGTGGGCGCCACCACCTACGAGGGCAAGCTGGCAACGCTGAGCGTCGGCTATCCCGGCCTGGATTGGACTGAGTTTGTTCCACTGAACGTCCAGCAGGTCTACAAGGTCACCCCGAACCGCACCTACAACGGTTGGCTTTTCCGGGCCCGCGATCGCTGGATGAACGCCAAGCGCACCGTGTACATGCACCCGGAAAACGGCAACCCACTCAGCGAATCGAATCCCTGGATCCTGCAAGGCACGCCAGCCGAGATCATCCAGGCCGTGCTACTGTTCGGCCTCGGCCGCCCGCTCGCGGAAATCGATCGCGCCGGATTGCTGGCCCTCGATGCCTTCTCCGAGGGCCTGTTCCGCGCCTGCCGCCCGTTTGAGTTCCATTTGATCGAGCCGTTCGAGGCCAAGCAATTTCTGGAGACCGAGATTTTCAAGCCCTGCGCCATGTATCCCATCGTCGCTCCGGACGGCACGGTTTCCGCGCGGGCATTTCGCGGGCCGGCTGCCGGGCCGGGCTCGGCCTTCTCCTTCACTGCCGACAACTGCATCGCGCTGCCGGAGATCGATCGCCAGCCGATCGTCAACACCATCGTCTTCCGTATCGATGCCGACTCGGGTGGTGAATTCCAGAACCAGTTGGTCTACGTGGACGCCACCTCAATCAGCACCTATGGCCGCGGCCAACAGCAGGTGATCGAGTCCAAGGGCCTGCGGACGGCCTGGGGTGCGCAATGGTTCTGCGAGGAAGTGGCCTCGCGGCTGTTCAAGCGCTTCGCCGGCACCCCCACCGCCCTGCGCGGCGGCGCTCCGCTTTATTCCGTGGACGCCTTCCTGCTCTCGCTGCCGGTGTGGGTGGGCGATTACGTCACATTGAATCACGCCAAGGTGCCGAACTTGTTGACCGGCGGCCTGGGCGTCAATCGCCTGGTCGAGGTAATCGACCGCGACCCGGATTATTCGAGCGGCCGGATGAGGTACACGCTGCTGGACACCGGCTTGACGGGGGCCGCGGTAGCCTACTGCTTTTCGCCCAGCAGCCGCGATTTTTTGATCGGCACTTCGCCGCTGTATTAGTAGGGGCGACCCCCCGTGGTCGCCCGCTGAAAGCTGGTTCCTATGTCTTTGACATTGCCCGAACAGCCCGGATTCACGGCCATCCCTGCGTCCACCTTCGACGCGCCGAATCCCATCACCAGCACCACCGCGAAAGCGCTCAACAGCGATGCGCAATTCGCCGCCGTGCGTACCGAGGAGTTTGTCGCCGACTACCTCGATGGTGAAACGGTGGCCCTGCCGGTGTCCCCGGCCGATGCCTACGTCTATTCGCGCGACGAGCTCCGGTACATCTGGGGCCTGCGGTATAACGGCTCGGCCACCCGCGGGCAGGGCGGCGCCATCATCCTGGGCGCCAATGGCGGCGCCGGCTATCGCCTGTTCGAGAGCTATTACGTGGACGAGACCAACGGCCTGGTCCACTGCGACGTGACCTATTACAAGGAGGGCGGCGCCAGCACCCCCACGCATGACGGCGTGCTGTCGGTCCTCACCATCGCCAAGAGGTTGCGGTGAAATGCGCGTTTCCATTTTCGAGTTTCGCCTTGCGGTTTTCTGCCTTCTGCTTTCCGCCTTCTGCCTTCCGGGGGTGGCCATGCTGATCTTAGCCCCTCCGAACATGGACCGCCCCGGCGTCATCGCCGGCTTCACGCTCTCGGCGGGCGCGGGGCTGACCCCAACCATGGCCAAGGGCGTTTTGTTCGCCCAGGAGGCCCTGTACCGCCCGGAATCGGCCCCTGTGCTGCCCGCCGCGGACGACGATCAGCAATCCTGGCTGCACTACAATTCCGGCTCCGGCTTCTACTGGTCGGCCTCGATCGATCCGGACACCGAGGGCGACGCTTCGCTCGGCTGGGTTCTGGCGGCCGATGGGGCCATTGTGGCCCTCAGCGCCCAGCAGTTCGAGGTCCCCGACACCTCGCCGACGGTCACGGTAGTCAACATCGGCTACGCCCTGCCCCCCAGCGGTCCGCCCGATTCCGGCGACACCGGCGTCCCGCCGGCGCCGGGGAATTTCGCTGCGGAGGCTTACGACCGCGATGGAGTGCTCCATATATCCGCATTGGGATTCGCCGACTTCACGAATCTCCACAGCGTGGCGACCGGCACCCTCTTCCTCCGCTACATCGACGAAATAGCGGGCGTGCATAAGATCCTGCAATGGCCCATCATCGACGATCACACCGACCCGATCACATTCTACCCGGCCGGCGGCGTGGCGGGCCTGGAGATTGGCGACGACCTGGCGATTGACAGCGAAGATATGCGGGTTACTGCAAGGGATCCGGGCGCAGGAACGGTGACCTGCGCACGCGAGCAACTTGGTTCGTCGATGGCGGAGCATTTGATCGGCGCGGACATTTACCGCCTGGAGGGCGTGGTGGCCACGGCCCCCTTCCCGCTCGGCTTTTTCGATGACATAGGTGAACCAGGGGCGCCAGTCGGTTCCTGGAAATACAACGTGGAGCTGCCATGCGCCCGCGTCGCCTCGATCCAGTTCTCGCTGACCAACGTCTTCGGGGATGGGCCCGCCAAAACGAACGATTACTTGGGGCTCTGCTCCGATCCCTACCCGGTGGTCGGCGGCCGCCAGGGTCTTCGCACCAACCGCGGCGGCGACTTCGTTTTCCGCGTGCCGGGCGTGCTGGGCGTTGGCGAGCCGGCAGAGATCCCGCTGCCAGTACCGTTCGCGACCTCCCTCCGCGATCTCTATATGTGGACCGAAACCGCCGGGCCAACAGGCGCGGATCTGATTGTCCGCATCCGCGTGAACGGCGCCCAGTATGCCGTGCTGACGATTGCGGATGGTGAAACAATCTCGGACGGCCTGAGCGGCGCTTCCCTTCCGGCCCTGGCCGCGGATGATTCACTCGATTACGAAATCCTTCAGGTGGGTAGCACGACGCCCGGTGAGGGCCTGGTGATCCAATTAAGGTATTGACTATGAGAACGCTGATCTTGCTGCTTTTGGCTACAGCCTACGGCCTACAGCCTACGGTCTGCTGTGCGCAGGTGCCAGGCTCCAATATCGCCCCGCGCTGGATGAATTTCTATCCCTATGCGCTTCCATCCAATCCTTGCCCCTTGCGCGGTCGGCTGTCGTTCGATTCCACCGTTGGTCTGCGCGTGTGCGATCTGGTCGGCGGCAAGCTGGAATGGGTGACGCTGGCCACGGCGGTCGGAATCCCGCCGCATTACCACGCCGGCGCGGACATCACGAGCGGGACGGTGGCGGCAACCTACCTGCCGGTGGCGACCGGAGCCGCTGCGGGGATCGTTTCGATAGCTTCCCAGACATTCGGTGGCGACAAGTACTTCTCCGGCGACGTACTTCCCAACAGTTCAGTCGGCTACCTGGGTGGCGCTTCTTACCGCTGGAACCTGACGGCTCACGACATTAGTTTCAACGGAACACTGACCGGCACGTTGCCGAGCCACGCCCACGCCGAGAGCGATGTGACCAACCTGACGACTGATCTGGCC